CCCGAACGTTCCCAGCGCCTCTCTGTCCTCCGAGAGACCAACCGGAACCCCTTAGAAGAGCCAATACCAGGTACAACGAACTTATTAACCATGTTCATTGTATGCTTGTATTCTGGAGCACTCACTAGGGCCGTCCAGACACCTCCGAACCGTTGCCCACGAGCATTCGCCCCGCCCCTATAAATCATAGAAGCGAGCGTATGCCTCCAGGCCTTGGTTACACCTCTCAGGTCGGTCGCATGACCCAACCCAAGACCTCCGAGTTCATGAGAGAGAGTTGGTGGGACGATTGTCGCCAGGACCTTCAGCTCCTGCCCGGCAACAGCCTTCCAAACCTCGTCAACACGCTTCCAGCTCACCCGCTCCCGGCGCTTCAGTCCAGCTACCGCGGTTACCCGCGCTAACCAACGAGGAACCTCCGACCCATTGTCGGTCTGGTTCTGTTTTACTGCCCACTTGAGTGGAAAGGCCGGAGAGAAGCGAACGCTTCCCCTGACCTCCTCAGCCTCAGCAGTAACACGTCGGAATAGCTGGCCTGGCCACTTGACCATCGAATGCAGGTGCCCCTTCCACATAAGTGGCTGCACAACGTCCGGTCCCCTTAAGAAGACCGTACGAGAGTGCGAGCGAACCTGCTCGATGTTCAACTGAAAGATGTTCTCAGCAAAGATGCCGAGCCTATCAGAAACGAGGTGCTTACCCGGTGACATTTCGCCACCGAGCTTCGCCCAAACGGCCTGATAGGCCCGCTCCTCCTGCTCTGTCCAAAGACCGACAAGATCGTCGCCAAGGAGTAAGCAGCGCTGAGAAGGTCGGCTTAACAACCGACTAACATCTGACAGCCGGTCGAGCCTGTCCAGAACAAAGGCGTGCGCGACATTGAGAAGCACCCAGCTCACTGGGTTACCCATCAATTGCCCGCGACACGTGTCCACCACCAGGTCCCCGACCGATTGGCTGGCTTTATACGTTAACCGTACCTGGCCAAACGCCGAAAGGAGAAGGGCCTTCCGCTGGTCATCGAGTGGTACCGCATCTAAGATGCCATGCACCAAACTCAATTGCAGGTCCATCGGCAAACGATCGGTCGCACCGCGCAGATCCGCGCTCACGATCTTTCGTTCCTTAGGAACCGGCATACCAGCGAAAGCCTCACGGATCGCTCCCGGTCCATCCGTGAGGTAGCGAAGACGCTTGTCCCGCATCAGTGCGCGATGAAGGTCAGTCCGGAGTTGGTGTAAAGCCATAACCCAGCAAACTGGGTGCTTCGTCACCACTCTGTACTTAAACCCACGCTCGTGAATCAAATGAACTT